GGTAAGGGTCTATAATTTTTCATATAGACCCTCTATCACAACAAAGGGAGTTATGAAACTTATTTCATAATATTATCTATGTGATTTCTTTCAATCAACACAGATTTTTTTGCTCTTTCAAGATATGAAAATCTATCACTTGAACCAAAAGCCTCACCTTCAGGCCAATGGTTCAAATCACATAAATCTTCATAAGCAACATCTAATTCATGTTTTGTTTTGACAATATTATCAGAAATAAGATAACTCATCAAATTTCTACATAAATCAGACTCATTTTTATACATATCATCCAAGTATTGATCTAAAATTTTATGAGAAGTAGGAAAATATATGTCATGATTTTCTACATATATCTTTCTTTCATTCTCAATATCTTTTTTAGCATCAGCATCGATTTCAGCTAATGCTTTTTTCCAAGCAACTTTAGGACCCTTTCTGAATACATCAGCCATCCAAGTTGGTCTTATACCATGAATGTCTTTGTAGGTATCAGAATAGTATTGATATGCTTCTTCTCTTTCAGATAGTTTAGCCATTGTTTTCCTCCATTTTGTTTTTTAAGATATTAATTTGATCAATGAACATCTTGTAATAATGTTCTTGATATTTGTATGCCTCAACTTCCCATGGTCTTTCTCTATATGGAATCTCATTACTTCTTACTAGAGCATTGTTCATCCATCTTACCATCAAGCACATGTTCTTCTCATTCCATCTCCATTGCATTTGGTCTTTTGCTTTTTGTCTTACATGGATCATTTCATGAGATAACATCTTTAGTTGAGTATTCATGTCAAATTTGCCATTTAGTGTAATCACAAATTTTCTCTGTCTTTTAGAACCAGTTGGATTCATCTTTACGAAACCTCCAACATACTTCCCTCTTTTTGCACATACACTCTTTCTTACATGAATCTTCACTTGTAAAAGGTTTGCAAGTCTAGCACCCATCATTTCCTTTGCATAAAACTTACAAGCCTCCATCAATAAATCAGCTTTAGACTGATTCCATTCGTTTCTAGGAAGTGAAACTCTTACTTTGAATTTACTCATTATAAACACTCCCAAATTGTTTGCTGATGACATGGTAAGAAAGATTTTTTCAATTCTTTCAAAACTTCATCTCTTTCTTTTCTAGTTCCAGCATCTAGTTCTCCAACAAAGTGATGTCTAAATAATACATTCCCAGCTCTTTCAATAAGCTCCTTGTTTCCTAGTCTGTATGCAATATAAAGTACATTTTCAGTGTGATAGTTTGCATCAGTATTTTCAACCAACACATCCTGAAATTGTGCTTGTGTCATTTTTTGTATTTCTTCTAAAGTATATCTTTTCATTTTTTCTCCTTTTGTTATACTCTAATCATATCATATCGGTAATAATTGTCAATAAAAAGTAATAATTATTATTAGATTTATTAGATAGGAAAGAAGCCAATTTTATGAGGAACAAAACAAGAACCAAGCGAAAATTAGAGGATTTGGACAGATATATTGCTCCCTGTAAGTATTGCAACCAAGATGTCAGTTCACAGCAATCATTTGTAGCATTGGTAAAATCTTTAAATCCTATATCACATTATTATGCACATTATGATTGCATGAAAGCTGATGATGAAAGGAGGAATAATGGTACTTAAAGAAGCAGTAATTAAACGACTTCAGGGTAAAATAGCTGAAGCTGAATTTGTAATGAAAAGTATTGAAGACAAATTAGTGGCTGTAGGTTCGCACAACTTTGAGTTGATAGATGATTATGAAAAAGCACTTCAAATGAAATGTGAATACACAGATATGCTTGAATGTTTGCAAAATAAATAATCATGTTGTAGAAGTTCGGTAAGAGTTCGGTTTAATAGCTTTTAATAACTTTTATGATAGAAAAAGAAACACAAGAATCCAATAAACATTATGAGTTTTATCTTGTGTATCAAAACATGGGTTACAAAAGAACCCTCAAAAAAGTTGCAGAAGAAGTTCAAATATCTGTACGAGAGATAGAGAAGTTATCATCCAGGTATGGTTGGGTATCAAGAGTAGATAAGTTTGATAAACAACAGGCACAAATCAGATACAATGCTATGAAAGCCGAGATAGAGGAAATGGGAAAGCGACAAGGAAGTCATGCCTTACAAATGACATATTCACTTATCACTCCTGCACAAGAGTTGCTAAAAAGACTGAAAGAAAAAAAAGAATTAGACTTCAGTAAATTAACCGATGTTGAATTGGTTGCTATTGTAAGTAAGATAGCACATCCATTCAAGATGCTAACAGAAGTAGAAAGGGTAGCAAAGGGAAGTGTTACGAAAGATAACATGGACCAAACAGCAAATGTAGAAGATGAGTTCATCAAACGAATCGGACAAGACGAAGAATCAGCACAACTTGCAACTAGATTATTATCAAAAATTAAAGATAGCAACTAGTCAACCTGGAGGTTTTGCAATGATGTCAAGTAACTTTACCTGGCAGTTTCCAAAGCACTTGCAATATCTAAACTCTAAATTACTTCAAGTTGCTAGTGGTAAGATAAAAAGATTACTTATCAATATGCCACCTCAACATGGAAAATCAGAGTTTACATCCAAGTATTTTCCTGCATGGTATTTAGCAACACATCCACAAAATAAACTTATATTAGCAAGTTATGAAACATCCTTTGCAGTTTCATGGGGTAGAAAAGCAAAAGAGGTTTTTGATGAATATGTGCCTAAAATATATGGTGTTAAAAGAAACCCATTCATAAATGTTCAGGGTAACTGGGAAACAGAACAAGGTGGTTCTATGTATTGTGTTGGTGTTGGTGGAGGTATTACAGGTAGAGGTGCAAATGTATTTATTATTGATGACCCAGTAAAAAACAATGAACAAGCAATGAGTACGGTCTATAGAGATAAAACACTTGATTGGTTTCAATCAGTAGCAACAACTAGATTAGCACCTGAATCTTCTATTATTATTATTATGACTAGATGGCATGTAGATGATTTAGCAGGTAGGTTATTAAAACAAGCTGAATTAGATGGTGATAAATGGGAAGTAGTTAATTTACCAGCACTTGCTGAACCTATGGACCCTTTAGGTAGAGAAGTGGGTGAAGCATTGTGGGAGTCCAGGTATTCAAAGAAAATACTAGAAGAAAGAAAAAGAGCTGTGGGTGATTTTTGGTGGCAGGCAATGTATCAACAAAAACCATTTATAAAAGGTGGAAAGGTATTTAAGGACCCAGTATTTTATGACAAATTACCTGAAGGTGGTAAAACAATAATAGCTGTTGATTTTGCTTACTCTACAAAAACATATTCTGATTTTTCTGTTGCAGGGGTTGCAAAGTATTTTGATAATAAAATATATATTATGGATATGTGGAGAGGTCAGGTAGAAGCTACTCATTTTGCTAGTATTATTAAACAATATCAAGATACTTATGAATCACCAATTTATGCCTATATCGGTGGTACAGAAAAGGGTATAGTAGATTTCATGAGAAAAGAACATAACTTGAATATTATATCAAGACCTGCTAGAAACGATAAGTTTGTAAGAGCACAACCAGTTGCATCTGCATGGAATGATGGTAGAATACTTATTCCGAAGAATAAAAGTTTTACAAATATGTTCTTACAGGAGATTATGAGTTTTACAGGAGTAAGTGATTTACATGATGACCAAGTTGATGTTTTATCCACATTATATGATTGCTTACAAACAACAAAGAAACCTTTGTGGAGGGTAACATAGATGGGAATATTAGATAATATTAGAAATGCTTTCACTACAGAAAAGAAAGATGAAAAAGAAAAAAAAGAAGCTCCAATAGTTTATTACAATAGTTTAGGAACAGATGTCACTTATAAAGCTAGATATGATCAATTAGCACAAGAGGGTTATCAACAAAACGCAATAGTATATAGATGTATAAATGAAATTGCAAATAGTGCAAGTAGAGTTGAAATAAATTTATTTAGGGGTGATCAAGAATTAGATGAACATCCATTATTAGACTTGTTATACAATCCAAGTCCAATGTGTTCACAAGTAGAATTTTTTCAGGCAGTATATGCCTACTTACAGATTTCAGGCAATAGTTATATTTTAGGTGTAGGTGCTGATAATACTTCACCAACAGAATTATATAATTTAAGACCTGATAGAGTTAGAATAAAAGCTGGACAAAGAGCAACACCTCAATCTTATCAATATATTATTGGTGGACAAGTTGTTGAAAACTATGAGGTAGATCAAGCTACAGGTAAATCAAGAATAAAACATATTAAATTATTTAACCCATTAGATGACTTTTATGGAATGTCACCTATTATGTCATCAAGTATTGATATTGACCAACACAACCTTGCAAATAAACATAATGTAAATTTATTACAAAATGGTGCAAGACCAAGTGGTGCAGTTGTATTTAAACCAAAAGATGAAACAGGAGCACAGATACAATTATCAGATGTACAAAGAAGTCAATTAGTAAATGATCTTAACCAAAGGTTTTCAGGTACTGGTAATGCAGGAAAGCCAATGTTGTTAGAGGGTGATTTTGATTGGAAAGAAATGGGACTATCACCAAAGGATATGGACTTTACACAACTAAAACACATGAGTGCAAAAGATATTGCATTAGTTTTTGGTGTACCAAGTCAGATAATAGGTATTCCTGATTCACAAACTTATTCAAATTTTTCAGAAGCTAAACTTGCATTGTATAATGAAACAATCATACCTTTATTAGATAGGGTACAATCAGATTTAAATGAATGGCTTACACCTCAATTCGGTGAAGATTTAGAATTAAGATATAATATAGATTCAATACCAGCTATGGCAGAACAAAGACGAAGAGTCTTTGAATCAGTAACTGCTGGTGTACAAAATGGTATTTTAACAAGAAATGAAGCAAGGGAACAACTAGGTTATGAAACAATAAATGGTGCTGATAGTTTATTAGTACCAGCAACATTGATGCCTTTAAATGTAGCAGGTGATGAATCACAACCACCAGCATCAGAGGAAATAGAAAAAGAACCTGAAGAAGAAGTTATTGAAACAGATCCTGATGCACCAGTTGAAGTACCTGATGAAAAAAATGATTTAACAAACTTTCCAACTAGAGGTGATAACAAAAAAATAACATTAAGAAATAGTCAGTATCCACAATTTGATTACAATTTTGCTTTGAATGTAAAAAATGATAACAATAAAGTATGGCGTGCTGGTGGGAACATCAGAGGGAATGAGGCATTCATGTTATGGGGTAGAGCAAGAGAGGGATCAGATTCAAAAGGTGTAACTGATTGGATAAAGGAAAGAGAAGCATGGATTGCTAGACATTTTAGAGATGGTCGTCAATTTAGAAGTGGTACTAAAGAACCTACGCTATCAAGTATTGCTGGTGTTGTTGCACAAATGAAATGGGGAACAATTGGTGTATTAGGTAAACAAGGAATGAAAGATGTAATTCTTGAAGTAATAAAAAAAGAAGAGGGTAGAAAAAACTATGATGATCTAATTGAGTTTGAAGCGACACAAGAATTTGATGAAGAAAAACAATTATCAGCTAGAGTAAAAGCTGCACTTAAAAAGAAAGTTGATGATCATAATGAAAAGCATGGAGATAAAAAAGGCAAAAGAGTAACATTAAGAATGTTAGGAGCTGTATTCAGAAGAGGTGTAGGTGCTTACAGAAATAACCCAGCATCTGTAAGACCAGGTGTAAGGAGTGAAGATCAGTGGGCTTATGCTAGAGTTAATGCGTTTCTTTTTGCTGTAAGAACAGGAAGATTTCAGGGTGGTAAATTTGACCTAGACTTATTACCAAGTGGACATCCACTAAAAGCATGAGGTCAGAATGTACGAAAAAGTTACATCAAGATTATTTATAGAAAAAGATACAGATGACAATCATGAGGTTGTTGTTAAAATCGGTCCAGTTGTATCAGAAGTTGATGCAGTAAATATTGCAACTTATATTTATATTACACAAAATATTGATATATCAGAAGTAATAAGACCACATAACACTACACTTCACTAATGATATACAGAGAAAGTCAGTTAAGAATATTTAAGAATGTTCAAAGAAGAGAATGGTTAAGACAAAATAGATTAAGAGAACCATTTATTAGACAATGGAGACAAAGACTCAAAGGTTATTTTATAAATTTAGGTAATAGTTTAAAAGAAGATTATGCTTATGGCTCAAATGTTCTTGTAGATTTAAGAATAAATGAATCAGCAAAAGTATTAAGAAACATTATGAGAGTGCAATATATAATGGTTGCAAATGCTTTTAAAAACTATTTTTTAGACAGAACACAGAATGTAAAGGATTTTGATACAGAATTTGAAACAAGATTAGATACATATATTGAAAATAATGTTGGAACTTTAGTAACAAATATTAATGAAAACACTAGAAATAAAATACAATCTGTGATAGGAGATAGTTTTGATACTGGTCAATCAATTCCTGAAACAGGAAATGCTTTGAGAAATACTTTAATTGGTATGGGAGTTTACAGGGCAAATTTGATTGCTAGAACAGAAGTACATAGAACAGCTAGTTTTGCCAATGAGATTGCGGCAGAGAGTATGGGTATAGCTGGTACTAAAAAAGAGTGGGTTGCTGTTAGAGATGCAAGAACTAGGGTAGCACACTTAATTGCAAGTGGTCAAAAGGTAGGTTTAGAGGAACCTTTCATTGTAGGTGGTGAGCGATTAAAATATCCAGGTGATCCAGCAGTT